ATAACTCTACGAGTAAATGCTGCTGCCGCAGATTCAGTCTTAGCATATTCACGAGCATCATTAAGTGATTGCTCTCTAGCTCCCATAGCTTGCAACATTAACTTTTGCTGCTCGGCCTTCTGTTTCATATTTTCAGCAATAAGCTTTGATACAAAACCCATTAGTATAGGGAGCATATTTGTTAATATTGCTACCATTTATTTCTCCAGTTTTTCAAATAACCTTTTAAGCATTGATTTAATTTCATCAATATCACGTTGATAATCTTCCTTTAAAACATACTGGTGAGGTAAATGTGATTGACAATCGTGTAGGTTATCCTCTAGTTTGTTCACGTCATTACTCAGTCGTGATAAAAAGTAGCCTAACATTGCTACCATAAGTCCTATTAAAAATAGGAAGATGTCATCAATATTCATTTTTACTCCTCTCTTGCTAAACATCCTTGTGTTATTTTATCCATAAAATTCTTGTAGTGTTTTAATATATCTCTACTAGAGTTTTCTTTAAATGAAGTTATCGGTTTGTCCAAAAGTTTGTCAGTAGCTGGACAGAATATCAATTCAGATTCACTGTTTATATACATAAACATTTTTATCTTTGCAGGACAATGAGCATTAACATCTCCATTGACCTCTGGGTCATAAGACTGTATAAAATCAAAACCTAATTTGTTTGCAGCTTTAGTGCATTCTTCAAATATTTCTTTGGCTTGTTTGTCTTTTCTCCATTTATTTCCTTTACCTGTAGTCTCCCAAACTCTCAACCTTGTGACACCTATTTCTGACAATTCTTTAAATATGTTATAGATATTTTTTAAGTTGTATGCTCCTACAGTCACTGTTCCCACTGTCTCTATGCCAGCATTTATGCATTGCTTCATAGATACGACTTGTTTCAAATAAGAACCTAAAACTTGATGCACATTATCGTGTCTTTTAGAACCTTGATAATTAAATTGTATTTGTTTAACACCTAGGTTTGCTAAATCTTCTGCCCAATTTCTATCCCAATCTCCGTGAGAACAAATATGAACCATAAAATTCTTTGTAGCTTCTGCCACAAAACTTATAAATTCAGGATGTTCAGTAGGTTCTCCTCCAGTTATGCTTACCTGATGTATCCCTATCTCTTTTAACTTAGACAATAAAGATTTGAAATCGGTAAATGACATTCTGGAGGATTTATCCTCATTAAAACCTCCGTAACACCAAGCACACTTGTGAGAGCACTCTGATGTTATGTCGATATAAGCCCATTTAGGGTTTCCATCAAACATATCTACTTTTTCTTTAGAAGAGTATTCTCCTCGTTTAGAATAACTAACTAAGCACATTAAAATAAACCTTACTATCTGTGGCAACGCCATCAATATATGTAATTGCCCCAATAATGCCACCGATAGACAAAGAAGAATCTAAGTCGTTTTGTGTTTGACTAAAGTCAGAGATAAGACTACTGATATTTGAAGAGACAGGTAATCCAACAAGATTACTCTTTGCAACATAATCGTCAATCGAAGCAATATTATAAAAACAATCTAGAAAATCTAGTATTTCATCATAATAACCAAACGCATCAAAAGAATCTCTAACACCTAACGCCTGCTGATTGTCTGACGGAATACCTAGTTTGTTTTTTGCGTAATGTTTTACGTTGTTTGTAGCCGACTTGATGCCAACAAAAGAAAAGTGATTTTCTCTAAAGTCTCCATTTGGGTATCTAGATGTATTGCCGTTAGTATCAACTTCAGCTTTCTCGCTTTCCAGATATTGTTTGTACAGATTACCGTTTTTGTAACAAATCATATTAAACCTCTTTACGTTAATAGTTAATAAAATTATGAAGCAATTAAGTTTATATAAGGTCCATAAACAACACCTGCACCATAAGTTCCCATTCCGTAATGATAAACGCTAGATACTGGTGAGCTATGTGATGTGTCGGCTGAATAGTTAATTGTATGACCCATATTTGTGTAACCATTTGAGAACGGAGACACTTGAATTGTTCCTGCACCTCTGTTTAGAGTAATGTAACGAGTACCCCCATTTCTAGTTCCAAAAGTACCGAAAGTTGAATCTGGGAAGTAAAATTCCACATTTTCTGTTATAACTGACCCGTTGAATGCTATATTGCTTGTAATAATAGTGGTATAACCACTATAAGCGTGCCAAGTGTTCAGTTTAAAATTAAAACTTATATTAAAAGAAGAGGAACTAGTTAGTGGATTCCCTACTGTCATATATCTGCCGTGGTAGGTAATGTTACTAGAAGCTTCTGTTATATTATTTCCAGCAGCAGCATCTCCTATCAAATATCCAATATATAATTGTCCATTGTGCACCACCAATGGAAGAATAACGTGTGCAGTAGGACTCCAAGTAGAGTTTATATCCCAGTATAATGGAGCGTGAGATCCTGGAGTGTAACCCGTATCTGTTGCCAGATAAGCATCTGGGGCTGGACCAGAAGACCAAATTTCACTGCCATTGAGAATGATAGAGCTAACATCAGAACCATTATAAGTAGCAGAATTTACTGTTCCAAAGTCTATAGTTTGAATAGGCATATCTTTTCCTCTATGTAGTGATAGTTAACACACCCCCAGCAAATGAGAATGTAGCTCCTACTGGACCAGCAGCTCCTGTTGCACCAATAGCTCCTGCTGGACCTGTTGGACCAGTTGCTCCAGTTGCACCTGTCTCACCTTGAATACCTTGTGGACCTTGAGGACCAGTAGCACCAGCAGCACCAGCCTCGCCTTGGATACCTTGAGGACCTTGAGGACCTTGAGGACCAGTTAGTTGAGCTGTTACTTCTGCGGGTAAAGTACCTACATTTGATAAGTCATTCAATGCGTAAGTGTTACTTACAGTTGTCAAAGTTTCTGTAGCTTTTGCATCTACGGCACTTGTAACATCAGTCTCTACGTCAGCAACATCAGTATGCTCAACCTGATTTAAGGCATTAAGTCTTAACTTAGCAAACCAGTCGGCTGCCATACGTGTACGTGATTTACTCATCTATACTTCCTCCGTAGGTTTAGGGTTAGCGTCTTTAACTGCTTGAATAGCAGCCTGAAATTCATCTCCACCAAGACCCGCGTGAAAAATCATATCTAGTTGGTCGCCAATAGACGGATAAACTCTATCTCTTTGATATTGTTTAGCACTATAGTCTGCGTCTAGTTCAACTCGTTTTGCTTCTAGCTCTGCCCAAGTTACACCAAAATCAGCAGGGTCGTTTGACTCTATAGCTATACCGTCTTCGTCAACCCCTGTATGTTTTGTAAACATCTGATTAAATTCAGCTTCAGTTTTGGGGTCTCCGTTTAAGCTCCAACCTGTTATATTTAACGCATCTAATGCGTGTGATATATCTGCCATTGTTATGCTCCTATTTCTTGTGCAATTATTGTCGAGCTAATAGTACAACCTAAGAAATTATTGTAATAATTCGGGCTTCTATTAAAGTAATAAGTTGTACTAACGTCCTGACCGTATAAAACTCTATAAATAATTGTGCTTGTAGTTGCAGGGTTATCTAAAAGAGTAAATGCAGTAGTAGTAAGTTGGTTAGTATCACTATGAAGCAAAAACGCAAAATGCCCTCGTCCGTGACTGGCATTTGCATCACCTAACACATCTGCATCTGTCCAAGTAGAACCACCATTTGTACTACGTTGTATTTTAAAACGAATAGTACCTGTGTTTTGGGCTGCACTAAGACTAAATGTTAATAAAAGTTTACTAGATGCACTTGTTGGTGTTATTGATAACCTAAAGTTTGAGTCATACTCTGCAAAGGTGTTAGCACTTCCATTATGAGTGGACGCATTTGTTTTAGTTTTTTGAACAACTTGCAACACCTTACCTGCACCAGAGATACTACCAGATACCGATAGGTCACCAGTAACGCTAACGCCTGTGGATGTTGTTTCTAGTTTCTTGCTGTTGTCGTAGTAAAGATGGACAGCACCATTAGGCGTAGCATTAAGCATATTTTCACCAGCACTTGAATCTACTTGGAAATTAGCACCATTAGTGTATATAATTAAGTCGCCTGTTCCTGCCTCGTTAAGAATACTGTGAGTACCATTGTGATAAATTTGCAAATCTGAATGAGTGCCAAAGACTGCTTGTACATTATCGTTAAAAGTTAAATTACCGCTTGTCTTAGTATCAGCAGTATCACTTCTTAAGAATGAAGTAGAATCAATACTATCAAGAGTAGCTGCATTAATACCTAGTGCATCAATGTCTGCTTTAGTTTGGTCTGCTGTTGCACCACTTTCTATTCCGTCTAACTTAGTTCCGTCTGTTGCTACATTTCTACCATCTATAGTAAATCCATTAGCATCTAAGTTGCCACCTAACTGTGGAGTTGTATCGGAAACTAAATCGGTGTTAACTGTAGCCCAATCAGCAGTAGTACCATCAGTTTGTAAGAATTGACCGTTGTGACCAGTTTGGTCAGGTAAGCTAATTCCATTAGGTTCTGTAAACTCTACAAAGATTACACCTTCACTGCTGTGAGAACGTAACGCATAACCAATAGTTTGATAATCACCATTAGTAGGTTTTGTAGTAGTTAAAGTACCATTACCAGTAGTGTAAAGAATATCACCTACTGAATAACTACTTGTGTTTATATCTGCAATTACACCAGTATTTGTTACTGCTGCATTTGTATTATTAGGTATAGCTGCGTAGGTCATACCAATTGCAACATCACCTGCAGTGCTACAAGGAGCAACTGTAATACAG